ATAATGACGCATTTAAAAACATATGGAATACGTTTATATTGAATTGCGCATCATTTAATGATTTAATTATAGATTGCTCATTAATAAAATCACCAATAGGAGCAATTAAAGGATATACCAACAGATTGTTTAAAAATCAATCATACTCAAAAATATCACTAATATGTAATGAATATAAAATACCGATATCATTAAAGGTTGTTGAAGGAACGTTGCATGATAGTATGATATTAAATAATAATATTAATGATATCATATCAAATGGTCGCCTGGAATAATTATATTGTATGTACTATTTATTTTATCTATATTAAACTCATATTTATTGCATATGTTATCCTCGATATTCACAATTTTATTTGATTTTTTCATATGCGATTTAATATATTCATTGATATATTCCCATTTCTCATTTGCTATAATGTGGTATCATGTCGACATATTGTAACTATATTAATTATGAACATTTATTTAATTGGTTGTAATAATGGAAGATGATCTGAATAATTACATTGTATTAGTTCGTTTTTAGACATTGCTTTTTTCGAAAAACAATGATCAACCCTATTCCATATAGTTGATTTTTCATTATTGCTATTATTACATATGTAATTATTTTTAATCATATATTTATATTCTGGATCATGTATTGTAAAGTTAAAATCACCAATTATAATGTCAGGATCATATGTTACTATTTTTTTTAATTGATCGATTCTAATAGTCGAATTATTTTTTTTTAATAATTCATTATCAGATATACTTTTAGAATTCCATATATATAATTCTGGAATACCTATTTCTAAATGAACACTGCATATTTTACCATATTTAGTGTGCATTAATAACATATTACGATTCGTAATTTGATGTTTTTTATATTCAATTAAATTTTCAAAATAATCATATGTATCTATGGTACAATCTATTTGTTGACATTGTATATCAGTTTTTGATAATACCATTATATACATATTATTTACAAACGTTTCCAACGGTGATCCATTTGCACATGTATATATATATTTAAATCCAGCGTTTGAAAACATATCATAAATTTTTTTTTGATGTTCGTAAAATTTGACTTCTTGTAAAATAATTAATTCGAGCTTTTTTGAACAATTATATATAACATCAATTATCAATTTAATATTATCATCACGTTCAATACATACATTTAAATTTTTGAAACTATGTACGTTATAGCTTAATATATGTTTGCACTCACGTAATTGCAACAATTTTGAGTTATTCGATATATAAAATTTAAGTAATTCGAAATTGTTATTTATATGCAATTGTTTGATATCATATAGTCGCGATATTCTTATACTTGATATTATTCCTGCATATTTATTTTTAACAACATCTTTTAATGTCCAATTAACCCAGCATAATTTATCGTCACGATTAAATTTACATTTTTGGTTAATGCTTATTGATTTTAATATAATTTCTTCAAGGAGATATGCTCCAAATATATCAACTGTTGATTTGATTTGTTGTTTTATAAATCCATCTATTGAACGCATATTACATAATATTTTACGAAATATAATATTTATATGATAATCTCGATATGCGACTAATGGGTTTAAATTATTTACGTTATTTATATTACGATACATAAATGTATTTTTAGGATTAAATATACGATCAAATACCCATATATTATTCATATCAGATATATCATGCATATGCATGATTTGTTTAGACAATGTTATTTTGTATCCGTTTGAATAATGTAAATATTGTATACAGGCAAACATATTCTGTTCATTTAATAATTCTATTAATTTATAGATATTATGTTCATCAAACATATCGATCAATACAATTTCTTTTACAATATCATATACTACCATACAACTCCATATTGATCTACTATACGCGTATGCAATATATTTATTTCCCCACCATGATGGTAAATTATTACTTGATTCACAATATTGATATATTTGCTCTTCTGTTGCGAACCCGGGAATAGTTTTATAAATTTTAATTCCTGGCTCAAGAACAATACAATTAAAACCATTTACGTTTCGTTTTACACCCATATCATACAATGATATATCATCGACACCTCCTTGTTTAAGTGACTTTTCTAATTGTTGTATTTCAGGATTATTAATAATGTGTTTGTGGAAATCTGATTCAATTAATCCATTTAATTCGGGATTAATTCTTATTTTATCACGTATATGTTTTGGTAATTTATTTAATTCTTTGTTGATTTCCTCATTATTAGTCATTTATTTATAATATTATATTGTCAAGCAACAATATAATATTATATGTATTATATGTATTATATGTATTATATTGGTTGGAATAATGGTAAATGATCTGAATAATTACATTTAATTTATGTTATTTTCGTTGTTACATACATATCCCATTTTGCGTAATATTTTCATTTCATTATTATTAGTCGTAAAGTTAAAATTTCCAATTATAATGTATGGATGATGTTTTAATATTTTTTTAATTGATCGGTTCGAGATTTGAATTATTTGAGATAATTATGTTATTATTTTTCGTATTATTTGTGGTTATGCAATTGATATTTCTAATACCAATTTCATATGACGGATACGTGTCAATATATTCATTAATTACGGTATTATGTATTTTTGTTTTTGATGTGGCTATTATAGGACTGTATTGTAGTAGTTATAATTCACGCATAATTTAACATATACATTATTTATATAGTGATAAATATACCATTAGAAAATAATGAATTATGATAGTGATTATAATTTAAATAAGTTACCACATCACACAATATTCAACACGAATAATAAACATATAATAATAGACGAATTACGTAACCGACATATTGTATATGATAATATTCAAGATATATTTCACATATTTGACATTGATAATACTATGACATATAGTCAATTTAAATCTCCATTTTTCGCAATCATATCCAAACATACAATTCAAAATATGTATTTGCATAATATTAAATTGAGCAACGCAATAAAAATAATATTTGAATTAAATTCATTTATTTCTAGCAGTTATACTAAATATAATGTTTACAAGTTACCAATTGAAATATGTGATACCGTGCATATGGTGAAGCATTGTGATCATATTATTGGAAAAATTGCGAATGCAATTATAAAGCATAATTTAGTTGATCGGATACTATCAATGAATTATGTGAATCGGAATATAAATATTGACTACATAATAAAAAACGTACTTTGTCACGTAACCGATGAACATACTGATATTTATAAGCACACAAAAATAATAAATGATATACTTGGAAAAATCAATAAAATATATCAATTGAACCAACCATATAACAACGGTATATCTAATAATCAATTAGATATAATATTTAGCAATATATTTCAACATATTGCTAAAAAAAAATATGATCATGATACGCTAAAAAAAATAAAAATCATCGCTATACTAAATAATATAAAACATAAATATTTGCGTATATACACAACCACGCTATCGAATCAATATTGGCGATTTGACAATAATTATATAAAATGCGATGAAATTCATTTTGCAAGTAATCCTACTGCAATAGATTTTAATAATATACAAATAACATTAGTTAATGAATTAATCAGTACATATTACAATGGTGATTTACCATGTCTGATACCGGTCGGTGATTTTGAAAAAATACAATTACGTATGTGGGCATTATTAGAACCGTTTATATTATCATTTAATAGATTTGCAGATGCAAATATGACAGTTTCTAATGATTTCGTAAAACGAAATCATATAAAAATCGTATATAAAATACATCAATCACAAACTGGAGGAGGATTAATATTCAGGCAAGATGATAATATAGCATGTGTCGTAAGTGATCTATATTTAAAATCGTCGGGAAAAACAAAAATACGATTAGGTAATACATGCGCTGTGAAAGAATTTACTGGCACATATACACCAAAGTATGAATATTTAAAAAAAGTATCAAGCGCGTATACGAAATATCGTAATAATTACAATAACGATTGTATTAATGAATATAACATAATGAAATACATATATGCACTGCGTTTAAATATAACAATACGCCCATATTATAATCATTGTTTATTCAATATTCCATATTATGTAATGGCCATATCATCTGGAACATTGACGAATATATTAAAATACGAAGGCATGCTAAATAAAACAAAATATGTAAATAAATGCATCGATTTAACAATATATAAATATTTGTTAATGTCGAAATATTGCTTACATAATGATATGAAAAGTGACAATGTTGTTGTATTATTAGGTAATCTGAATAATAAATTAACACTTATGTTGTTTATAATAGATTTTGATGTATCGGTTTTAATTAAATAATCTTATTAATTATTTGTAACTCTTTCGTAAATACACCTTCATGGCTCTCTAATATAATCGGTATATTATGTTTTTTAGCATACCGCACAATATATATTAGCCCGCTAACATCATCATTCCATATATTACCTTTAGTTAATGGCGCATGTTTATCTTTATTGCTTTTAAATTTATTGTAATTATCATTTAAATGTATTAGCCCAATTGAGTCGCTATTTAGTTGAGTAAAATAACTTTTCGCATCTTGTTTTGATGTTATGTTTACGCCACTAGCATGTAAATGTGCAGTATCTATACATATTTTAATTTTTTCGAAATTATCATTACTTAATTCTTTTTTCAATTGCGCACATAATTTGTTTAAATTTTCAGGGTTAATGTAGCTATTCTTATTCTCTTTACATGCTATTATTTCGAGTGTCATTGTAACATTACTAACCGCGTTTATTAAATGATTTTTTATTACATTAACAACATCGTTTGTTGGTTTATTTGCAGGTAAGTGTATATTATATATTGATATACCTAATCTATTACACATATTTAATTCGTTTATTACGCTGTTAATAGTTTTCTGTTTCGCATTCCATGGATTAGATATATATGATCCGTGTACAATTAGTTTGATATTGTTATCATTAACATATTGTATTGTTTTATTAATATCTTTTTCAGGTAATTTATATAAAACACCTGTTCGGGGTGATGCAATGAATATGCTAAACGCGTTAGCATTATATTGTTTGTGATTTTTGTATATTGTGTTATATAATGAACTTAACTTATCTACATGTGCTCCGTAATATGGTTTCATTGTGTGTATATTGGTCGTTAATAAATATTTACATTTTATATAAATATATACTTTATTATTCAATATTTAATATCATTAATAAAACAAATAATAAAAATTGATTTTTATTATTTATTGTTGCCGTTGATTGTATTTATTAATTCATTTTAACGAATTGCACAATGACCGCTTTTTACGATATTAATGTTATTAATAATTTATTTTTTGAGTTTACTGATGTTAAAACATGTCTTATATTACGATGTGTTTCCAAAACATTTTATAGAAATAGTTTCAATAACATAATTAACATAATAAAAATAGCAGATATATTAACCGAATTATATTACTATAATCAACGCGTATGTTCAACTGTATACAATTTAGAGACTATCGATTTAGACGATAGCCAATATCCGTTGTATGTTTACAAAACATATATTTTAATGAGTAACTTTGATATTAATAAGCTTATTGGTGATGGGTGCGTGTGTATTAATGATAATTGTACAATTGAATTTGATGAATTACTCAACAATCGTAATTTTGTAGATGGTATTAAAAAAAGTAAAATATGGCGGTCAAATACGTTTAAATTACGTAATAACGTAAAGCAACCTTATCAAACTAAGTTAAATAAATCATTTTGCAAAACCACTGTTAAAATGTCAATATATGTATATTCAGATGTCCCTATTTACGTAATATTATGTGACGGTAATGTATATTGTTACCGTTTTAATGCAATTGCTGATTTGAGTACAGTATTTGAAAATTTATATCATATGGCGACGTACAATAAATGTTGAAATAGAATATAATTAGTGATAATGGAAATTTGATATTAAAATATTAAATTACATTATCGTTTAATACATTACCGAGTACATGTGAATATTGATAATGTACTGCATGTGAAAAATTGATTATAATAACGATTACAATAGTAATATTATAATGGCAATATTATAATAGCAATTAATAAAAAATAAATAATGTCAATTAAACAATTACCAAATATTGTTAAACTAAATGTCGGTGGCACAATAATAATGACATACTTATCAACATTACAGAAATATCAAGATAGTATGTTAGGAATTATGTTTAGCGGTCGACATGAACTAGTTATTCTTGATGATGGATCGATATTTTTAGACAGGGATTATGATGTTTTCAAAATAATTATTAATGCAATTCGAACTAACATGTTCAACATTAATAATTATGATATTGCAACGCGTCAAAATATCAATAACGAATTAGATTATTTGTTATTAAATGACGAAGAACCGTTTTATAATAATATACATAATGCAAATAATAACGATATATTAAAAATTGTAACAATGCCAAGTGGTAAAGTTATCGTTGTACCACGTAACGAGTTAATGAAAATAAAGTATTGCAATGATCATTTGATATTTCAACATAATAAGTATTACTTACACATTGATTATGATTTATGTTTGTGTATATTTACACCTAAATCAAGTAACCATTTATTTAATAAAACAGGTTGCCGAACGGACGATACAGTGCTCACGCGATATGAAAGAACGTTGTACATTGAACAGCCTACACGATTTGAAGACTATTATAACGTATTGTTATGTATTAAAGAGCAACAAAATAAAGTATGTGATATATTCAAAATAATTAATGATGATCATACAATTCTAAACAGTGATTATTTTCGTAATGGACATAAGTTAACAAATACACCACTACGCGATATAAATAAGTTTTTTGTATGTTTTCCAAATATGTATTTATCATGTGTGCGCGAATTATGTGGATATTTTGGTAGCAACCATCCATTTATTGATAACATTAAACAAATCGATATTAAATTATATAAAATAACGTGTATGACGCCATATGAAATAATTGAAGATATTAATAACAAATTGCATATACGTATGATTGAATTATACAACAATGATACTGAACTATCATACTTTATTGACCATCATGTATAATTATATAACAATTGATTAATATGTTATATTAATCACTTATATTAATCACTTATATTAAACGAAGTATACATTCCAATGTATTAATTGAATATTGTGCACTTATCATAATATTATCCAATGATTCCTTTGATATATAATAATTCATATTTGCACACATATCATACACAATTACAATATCCTTATCTTTGACATCACTATCATAAATAACACCCAATGTATTTATAGTCTGTCCGCGCAAACTCAATAACCAGTAATAAAACTGATCTTTAAATACAGCCGGATCAGTTATTTGTGAATTTCCATAAAATATATTAATCAAGTTAATCAAATGACACGATGGTAATATTTTTTTATCGAATATGCATGACAGTTCGAACTGGATTATTCGATACATATATATTGTTATTGGCCACATATAATGTATCATTGAAACCAATGATGTATTAAATAAAGAAGGACTATTTGAATCATCAACTGATATATCGAAATTTAATGTATGCTTAGGCGATATAATTTGCATTTTAGCTATCGGCACACGTGCGATCGTAATTAATTTTATCGGTGCAACTATATTAATATCAAATTTATGAGCAGTGATATGATGATATATTTCATTTAATACTTTTATTTTTTGTTGTTTATCTGGTTTATTTTTAATAATTAACAGCAAATCACAATCGCTATTATAAACATCAACACATGATCGTTGCGAACCATTCAATACCAATACACCTGACATATTACTCTCTATTATTTTTTTAATATTTATGTACCACTGAATATACTTCCTTTTTATAAAAGGCGATATTGCATTGAACGTTGATATATACTCGGCCATTATAATAGCCTGTTAAAATGAATTAAATATGATTAATTTATAAATATCAATATATATGATATTCAATTTTTATTAATAACTTATAATATGGCATACTATTATTACAAAAAAAATGAAAATATTAAATATTCACGGTCAAATGTGATGATATGTAATTCATTTTAAAGAACGGCATATCATCAAATTACACAATGTCCATCGATCATTCAATGGCAATCACTGTATTTAATATTAATGTAGATGGTACACACGTTAGATTGATAAATCGATATAATGGAAAAGTGTACACTGTTATGCGAATTATTAAGCAAGAAAATAATGTTTCGTTTATTACACTTAATGATGGATATGTTATTAATGTTTACGATTTTCATTGGGTATCTGAAATTTACAATGCATGTGAGCGAATATTTACAAACAACGTCGATCCTGTATTTGAAGCGCAGTGTTTACATGCAATGTTAGTTGAAATCGGATATAAACAACTAATAAATAAAAATGGCGATATACACAACATACAAGATAAACAACCGGCTATTAGTGAGTTTTTAGCATCGTGTCAAAAAACGAAATTTGAAGGATATTGTATACCGCGAACGGTTGCGCTTAGAGACAGCGTATTGTCATATACTATACTCGATAATGCAAAGATATTAGAACACGTATCCCAGATATAAATTACAAATTAAAATGCAATTACATATGTAATTGCATTTTACAAACATTACCTGTGTATAATAATTCAAATTGTTATGTTGAATTACGATAAATAATAAAAATTTAACTTATTATTTGACAATATACTAAATGGCGTTTATTATATTGGTTATAATAATATCCATATGTGTCGCCGTTATATGCGTGAATATATTGCGATGGAAGCAAACTCTAGAAGTTCGTGCCGATTTTTCAATTTCAATGTCAGATTATGAATTACAACATGACATCAATAAATGTATTGAAATGACCCATGTAAGAAATTATAATATTGCGAGTAATACAGTTACTGCAAATATGGCAAAAAGCGTAAATAACATAATGTTTTTATTTCCAACAATCGATCGCGATGCTCATTTAGTTGACATAATTTACAATGCATTTGAATCGTCTATTGATTATGCATTGACCATCGATAACATATCGTATGATGTATTCGTCACATGTCGTAAATCAGATTTAATAGTTCAACGCGAATGGAAAAAATACAATAACATTAAATTTATGTTAGTCGATGATTATATAATAACAAATAACCATAATTACGACGGGATGTTAAATACATATAACAATGGACGATTACGTGCAATAAATGACAATTATGATGCAATGATGATAATAGAATCGGACGTTGGTATTAAAAAGCAAACTATACATGATATGATTGATATTATTAACACAACTAAATATGATGTTGTATCAGCGATAGTTACACAGAGTTGGTGTGATATACCATTTATTACAGTAATACGTGATCGCGCTGTTCAAATGATTGATATTGATAAATACATTAATAAATATAATATTACAACAAATTACGTAGATGTATCATTCTGTGATACTGGATCAACTATGTTATCGAAAAATGCATTACATATACCATTTACGTATGATAAAATTTTCGGAATTCATGGTATTGATGTGGGGTGGGGCATGAGCTTGTTCGCGAACGGTATAAATATGTGCGTATTATCGAATTATATATCAGATCATTATTATAAAGATCGAATTAAGCAACAAAATAGCGATTGCAATGTACAATAAATATTATATGAATGTCCAGTAAATAATGTGTTTATATATTATTCATATGCAAACAATCACAAAAATGGTAGATGATAGTAATAATTGATATACATAGATAAAATTGACACACTTATTTAAAAAAATTGATAATCTATTTTGTATACATTATCAATTATATTAATGTAATTCATTTTAACGAATTCAAATTTACCACTAATTACGCGCGTTGCCGTTATGTCACATATTGGGACGGTTGTTGCCGATATTGTAGATGAATTGTACATCGAATGCGTTGGTAATGATACACGCGTCTATGTATTTATAAATGGCTCATATTATGTCGCTGAACAGGATATACATGGGGTCGATGAAGTATACATTGAATTACGGGAGCGCAATGTAGGTTTTATTAAGTTGGTGGGTATATCCAATTTTTACGAATTGATACTAAATAAGCTTAAAGATTACCCATGTGTTATACCGATTGTGATGTGTGTTGCGATATACGTTCATTTGAATATTACTGAAGAAAATATTTGCGAACAGTCACGAAATAAAGTTATGATGTTGAGTAGTTACTTTACGGAAATGCAACGTAATGATGACTGTATTGATCAATTGCAACATGAAAAACCATTGTCATTATACAATCGGATATGCGATATAATTGGCACACGTATTTAAAAAAAATTGATAATCTATTTTGTATACATTATCAATTATATTAATGTAATTCATTTTAACGAATTCAACGCACTACTAATTACGCATATCAGTTATGTCAAGTATGGCTGATATGTCAAGTATGGCTGATATGTCAAGTATGGCTGATATATCCACTATGTACTTGGCTATTATGCGCGGTACCAAGATGTATCTTGACCTGATAAATGGTGATGAAGTACGCGGAATCGGAATTGTGATGCATGGTACGCGCAAAATTAAGTTAAAGGTTCAGTTTGGCCGACGTAGTACTTATTTTAATATCCCACCCGGCAAATTTATGAGGGCGATGACGTATGCGATCATCGCTAACATACCCGAAACGGATCCAGTGTATATTCGTTTATTGTGCTTGTTGATGGAAGAGTTGGGTTTCAATGTATCGCACAACGGCGATGTATATGAGCTGGATAACACCAGGGAGTTCATAACCATATGCGAGGCTGATAAGTATTATATGTACATATACACAGACGTAATAATGGTAAGTGGAATTGCTACGAAATGCGAAATGATTGACGTGGGCAAATTGTTTTACTATTTGAAGCAGTACTCTTAAATTAGTTGATCATTATTGTAATGATCAACTAATATGTATAAAAAATTGAATATTTGACACATATATATTCTTCATATATTAATGTAATTCATTTTAACGAATTCAAATTTGGAAGGTACGTCAATCGATTCACTAATAATGGCAGAGCCAGTGCCGACTGGACCATTACCGGCAGAGCCTGTGTCGACTGGACCAGTGATGATGCCGACTGGACAAGTGATGCAAGAGCCAGCGCCGACTGTGCCAGTATCGACGGAGGTAGATACGCCCGAATCGACTGGACAATGCGACCCTGTACAATTTTTCAAGTTGCCTCTTGCTAGTCAAATCACAGGTATGTTTGACTTCACGTGCTATTCCGAGATGCGTCCAACGAGTTTGGAATTGTCATTATATAACGGATGCATTACATTGTATGTCACGTATACTGCGTATGAAATTAATTTCCCGTTTCATAGTATACGCGAATCCGGTATTATATTTGGAAATGAACAAGCCAAGGCGGTAATATGCAATGTACCGGAAAATGTACAATCTTGTTTGTACATGATGTACGAAAATAAGAGGGACTCGCCAATTACTATACTTGCTTGTCTTTCGCTCATCGTCCATGTTAGAAATGCGCGTGTCTTAGACGACTTCATTGAACAGGCCGAGCTATTTTATTATGATGTGATTAGGCATGGGGAGATTAGGCGTGATATTATCAAGACCACGATGCAACCTACACCCACCAGTGCGAGTGTGCGTACGGTTCAACATGCATCCGCTAAAGTAACGTATTATGAGAATACGGAAATACCACCAGGCTGGTGGACACGTCGTTATGCAGTAGGTAAACTTATATTCGAACACGATATTCCCATCGGTAGTCGTACCCGTACCAATGCATGTGTGCAGTGTGATGACGAGCACAAAGATGTGTTTATAAAATTTGGCAAAAAATCACCGATGAAATGCACTAGTATACATTTTAGGAAAGACGGTGTGTTGGTGCTCAGCTATTCTACAACTGCAATCCGAGAACTTAGAGTGTTTAATGTTCATACTGACATCTTTGTTGCGTATGCGCTCTCCAGACGCATTCGTGACACTGTGGAAGCAGATGATGTAGATGACACGCACACCTCTATAAGGTACTCGTTATTGCGTCGTATATTTAGGGTTGACACACCGCAGACTGGTTCACTCGCGCTAATTTGGAAGATTCCACTAGATGCGTTAATTAAATCGCTGAATGCGATATTACAACACGATTTGGACATTACAGAGGTTGCCAAATCATTACATCAACAAAAGCCCAATTGGGCTTGCTTTGATTGGATTGTAGGACCGTCGCCAGACGCTTCATCATTGGCCAGGTCGGAAACATCATCGACCAGGTCGGAAGTGTCATCGGACGATTCGTGTTCGGGTAGATATTCATTACCAGACGATACGCACAATGACGCTACGTAAGTGGGTTTCAAATATTTAAATATTTGAAAATCGCACTAATTAATAACGATATTTTCTTGATGTATTAACTCTATCAATCGGTTTATAAATAATTCACCAGAGTTATATAAAGTACCATCTATTTCATTTAGAGTATAAAAACGAGATTCTAACAACTCGGCCAATTTATCAAACCAGCTCGAATTTGCGCGATCATTCTCGAAAATTATGTCACCGGCATCAACAACTAGTACTGTATATATAAACGCATTTGAAATTGCTCGAATATAATTATCATTACACGTTGCAATATATTCACGAACACGCTTTATATATGTATAATAATACATGCTAATTTCAATATCATATGTTATTGTTGTTCCGTTTTCGCTAAGTGTATACGCTAAATATGGATAATAACCTTCACACCATACATACCAACTTATTATGGCATTGTCGTTGCATATTAGTTTGTTTTCATATGCTCCGTATTCGATGCTAAATGTATCGGGCATTTTATAATCGTTATGTGAATTGTTATATATCATAATACCATAACATAATAATTGAACGATCAATTTTTTCATGTAAAAATTGATTATATCAAGTGTTTATGGGATGTATAATATAATTTAATTCATTTTAACGAATTCAATTTAGAACAAGTACACGTGTGAATTTACTACCATAATAGAGACCATGTCGGATACGCCCATACTAACCGTGCAAACCAGAATGATATTGCCGAATGAAACATATATTGCTCGCTGGCCACATGAACTGTATCCGGATAACAAGTTCGAGTTATATGGCTCATATCCAGGTGGACGACCTGACGAGCTGTACATACGATTGAATGATGATCGACAAATTATATTATGTGTCCAGTATGGTAAGACGCAATTCGAGTTACCGTTGTATGATATAACAACAACTACTGTTCTATTTAGAAGTTTCGAATACAATGCGACAATGCGCTACGTACTACCGCCAATACAAAAGTGTTTGTACGAGCTGAACCAATATGCGATTGGCATCGCAGACGCAAAACTCATTCTATTTGCGATTTTTTTAAACGTCGTTCCTCAACGTAATATTGATCACTCGATACATGATATGATCGCGTTTGTTAACACTGCTGTATTAATATACGATTTCAATGCTACGAAGATTCTTGGATTTATGGACATATGTATGGCTAAACGCGCATGTGCATGGAGCGAGAGGGGCATGGTATATATGTGCATCGGAAAGTTTCCGCCGACTAAGAAGCTTGATACATGCATCGAATGGACTGAAAAATGTATTCAAGTGAGAGTACTCGGTAGTGACTTACGATTTAAGTTAGCGGAAGTGCATTTGTATACTGAGCATGCGTGTTGTATTTTTGTGTCATTCGGTGATTATCGTGCAACATTGACAATAAATAATGTCGACATTGGTTTTGCGGAAATGTACGCATTGTCTAAAAAGCATAAAGATACATTTACAACACCGACAAACATCGAAATGTATAAAATGATAACGTATGCTTTTAATGTGCATATGTTTGGCGCACATGGTAAGGATGTAGACACAACAATTACGGAGCAGTGTGATACGATACTACATTATCCGACAGACGTGCTTGCATTTATGCGAACCGATATGGTTACCAGTAATGTCACATTAGCGGACTTCATTACGCAACACAAATTGCATCAACTCGATTCTTCATAAGCGCGTTTCGAATATATTAATATTCGAAACTCCGCATTACAAAACTACAAAACTACAAATATTTACTAGACCGTCATATAAATTAACCACATAATATTATTGCATAAATTATGAACGGGACAAATGTATTATTTGATATAAACTCCTCAATTTTACTGACCATCACATTATCACTAGATTGTGTTTTTAGCTTAGCATGTGTGTTAAATATATTGTACTTATATTGATTATAAATTGCTAATATTAATATAACGATTAATGGATATTCATAGCTTAAATTTGTGTATTGTTTGGTTATTGAATATATAAATATGTATGCAAACATAAAATCGGATAGCGAATCTAACATGCATCCGAATTTACTAGTTTTGTTGTATTTAACAGCAACGGCTCCGTCAAGTATATCAGCTAAAAATCGAATGACGATAATTACGAGAATGTACATATTGCATTCTATTTTGGTTATCAATACTAAATTACATAATATACCAATAAGCGTTAATATGTTTGGATGTATGTACTTGAAAATGCTAATATTATTAACAATTAGTGATGCTATATCATCGTCTATTTTAATTGACATTTAAAAATTTAAGATATTAACACAATATATTATATTAACACAATATATGATATCAGACGGTCCATTAAATATTTGTCGAATTAAAATGCAATATAATACATATACAATAGTATATCTAAACAAGCCATATAACGGTGAATAAGGAGCAATCGTGCGTATGATCTATTGCATGCGTACAAATTAAATGTTAAACGCATCATTACTAAACCACATAAAATACGCACGATTGCTCCGATAATCATCGATATATTGCAGAAATTAACTGAGCGACATAACTCCAAATGCAAATACTGTCCAGTAAATATCCGCTGTATTATAATGTACCATGTTACATTATAATACAGCGGATATTTACTGGAACGTCCTATATGAATAATATCAAACAAATTATTTATTGGATCGTCCCTATAAATTATATGAATAATATAAAACAAATTATTTATTGGACAGTCATATATCATACTGTTGCATGATAAAATACGATACGTACTTCTATAGCACTTTTTTGCATGACGATAAAACAAAATGGTTGAGTTATTTATTTGCGAAGAATAAATTTAAACAAGGCTATTATAAATTGAAATATTTAATAAACAGAAATATACGCGATGATAAAATCATTTACAATGATTTACAACAATACTATTACACATGTAATAACAGATTTAACATCAATTCGGACGAGTATTTAAACAAACGCGCAACAGATATAATATATTTATTACATTTATTAAACAAACAAAATATAAAATTCCGGAAAATTAAAAGAATTATCGATATTGGTGGGGGCGATGGTACGATATTAAACAAAATAAGTTTATTATTTGGAGTTAAAAAAAATGCGATTGTATTAAACATAGTGCAATCTGAATTCGTACCTATGTTAAACTGCAATTGCATTTTTGATATATATATAATGGTTATAAAATACCAAAAAAATATGCAAATGTTGATATGATATTAGCTTTACAAGTTATGCATCATGTTAAACATGTACGCAAGTCAATCAAAAACATAAGTAATACGCTTGCAAAAAATGGATTATTTATTATACGTGGTCAATATACGGCAACTAATTTTGATTTAATGTATTTGGAACATATAATGATTGCTATCGTAAATGGTATTAATTATGACGATTATATGAAAAATTCATATTTTAACGACATATCACTCGAGCAAATATGTAAAATTGCAAAAAGATATAATTTAGAAATGATATTAACAAATACACTTGGTGAACATATTAATCCATGTGGAACGTATTATGCAGTTTTTCAAAAAAAAAATTAAAATCAGAAACGTTGTTAACACGTCATTATAAAATTGATTTATAAGCGATATACTCATATAATACATATTATTAATAAATACATATACAAAAATGCTAAACGATAATATTATTACAACTATTTTCGCGTTCACTAATCAAATAACATTCATTAATTTGCGTAAATCATATTTAGAATTTTACGAAAAAAGTTTCAATAATATCGGACATACTTCACAATTGTTTCGTAAATACGATCATAAATTATATTATTATGATACCATAATTGGACAAGAATGCGATAGACTTAAACAAATTAATATAATAAATACATTATATCTATCATATAAATGCAATACTATCAAAATGACATTGCCATTTAATTTAGTATATTTATTTATTAATGTTGTCGAATGTGATATTAACGTGATCAATAAATGCACGACATTGCAATATTTGGAATTTGGATGTTTATTTAATGGATATATTGATGATTTGAAAAACAATAATTCAGTTCATCATTTGACATTTGATTTACGATTTGATAAACCTATTGATTCATTGCGCGATAATCATTCAATACAATATTTAGTATTAGGAACGCATTTTAATCAACCGATAGATTCACTATTTGGAAATAATACAATTAAATATTTAGAGTTTGGGTGGAAGTTTAAACAATCTATAGATCCGCTAAAAAACAATACTTCAATAACACATTTAAAATTAGGATCTGTGTTTAATAATAACATACATGCATTACGAAGTAATCATAATATTACACATTTAATATTCGGCACTTATTTCGATCAATCAATTGATGCACTTATGGGTAATAATACATTAACACATATACAATTTGGTGATAGATTTAATCAACCGATTACCGCTTTAAAAAACAACAATACACTTAAACATGTGATATTTGGATATTTATTTAATCAATCAATAGATGCATTTGAAAACAATAATTCGATAACATATATTGCATTCGGAGTTAAATACGATCATCCATTGAACACATTGAATAATAATACATCTATTAAGCATATAAACGTTCGGTGTTGTTTTGATATAAATAAAAACACAATCGATGTAAATGAACATGTTAAAAATTCGATTGTTTTTAGCAATGTTCATTATATAAAATTACCACGCATATAACCACATTAGATGTGTTATTTTATTTGAACACCGAAATAAATTTATTGATCGAATCAATAATAATACAAACAAACACAGAGTGAAAATAGAACATATGTTTGCAACATTAAAGCAAAATAAATCAATTGCGATGAACTATTCAAAAAAAATTAATATATTTTATAATTTTGTTTATTTATCTTTTATATTATTACATATTCGTTGTTAATTAATAACAAATATGTATGATAAATGCCATATATTTATAAATTCGGTAATGACAAATATACTATACTATCCCATAACGTATATATATATTTATTTGTTTATATTATACTATTAATACATAATATAAACAAATAACTTATTTACGGGACAGTCCCTATATATTGATACTTAATTTGATAATCAACCATTAATTATCAAATTTATTTTCCTAAAAAATTGATATTATGAATTCAATGCAAATGTCTATATAATTATTTAATTCATTTTAACGAATTCAAATCAACAATCAATCGAATTTTAAGCAATGGCAGGCAACACCGAACAATCTTTGCTTACAGCGCGCGATGACGCGCCATCTGTACCTATTGTTGACACGCTAGCTGTGAAGATACATACCCGGGCAAGATTTCCGGTAGTTTTGTTGAATGGCATATATATTAAAGAACATTTTAAAATTGAATGTTACTGGGGCGGTACTTGTAATGTTCGATTAACATATACTGAAAAATATCCGATTGGTCCTCAGACATACTCGTATATTTACGGACGTGAGCAAATGTGTAAAAGCAGACATATTTTAACGTCGTTCACATATACGTATACACCATTGCTTATGGTTGTAAATGGGATTAATGCAGTTATGCACAATCATTCACATGTTCCGAACTTCCAGCTACTTCGACTGATTCGGTTTTCTATTCTGTGTACTATTATTGATAGACATCCGTCATGCAACATATATCCGCCCGAGGTAACGGATGTCGTAATATCATACTTGGAACAGAATAACAACCGGTTTGTTAATAATATGATTCCACAAGACATGTTGAAAGAGATCGGTGAATTGCAAATAGTTAAGTCAGCGCTTGAACAGCCTCTATAAATTAATACGTGAATAAAAATTTATTTGCGTATGTAAATTATATGCGAAATTATGGCTGTAAACCGATAATTAAAAAATTGATATTATGAATTCAATGTATTCATCTATATAATTATTTAATTCATTTTAACGAATTCAAATGGATCAATTTTGCGATGTCTACTTGCACGACAAAACCATACCATACATCGACTGCCTGGGTAACCGATTGTATAATCCTGTTTTGAAATACGAAGGTAATGGTAAGCACACCATCTCAAGCATATATAACCATGACGTTAGAAGGATTCGTATTGACATGCCAAACAGTATATTACTGTGTATGTTGAGGGGCATTCACTATTGCATGTTATATAATATGGGCGGATATGACGCTTATTTGATGTGTCTGATTAAGTACGCGATATTGCGATATGTGTTCAATTCGGATGCGCATGATAACGATATAATAAACAATGCATGTCGTATCATATTGGATCGTTTACAGGCAGATGCGTATTTGTGCATAAGTATTAACCAACATACGCTGATACTCGTTGACCAAACATGGTTTTCTCTTTTGTTGGATAATATTGTCAACCAGGCGATTGGCAGTATGCGTTCGTAACACAATTGAGTAATATTATTATATTACTCAATCGGTTAACAGCATTATAATATTACATTACGACATTGTGTTAATAAGTGTTCGATAATAATACTATATGTACCATTGATTTTTAATCAAAGTTTATTGATCAGAATATTTAATATTATTATATAATATAATAATAAATATATGTCGGCTACCATACTCGATGTAGATTTGGAAGATTCATCAATGCATGACATAGTTGAATTATTAAATGAGGCGCTTAAAATAGACATTGTTGTAATTAATACGCGTCGAGGCGACTACATATTGACTAAGAATGATTTTGAGCAATTACAATTAACATCCGATTATCACACATTAACAACTAAATTTATCAATTATTGTACATATTTGTTTTTCAATAAAAGATTTTGGATATGTGATACATCGATTATATCCAATTGCATATATAGGGACGATCCAGTAAATAATTCGTTTATATGTTATGTGAATAACATATAAACACACATGATTATAAATGTATATTATGTTAAGATACTATTTTTTATCGTACAAATTAAGCGTGTCAATGTTTTTCAATGTATTGTAACTCGAAATGGTTGTTGATATATTTATATATTTCGTATAATA